GTCAATGTTATCAAGGCGTACCGTAACTATTACATTGCAGAGAAAGGATTTGCAAAATGGAAAAATGGATCGCCATCGTGGTGGCCGCAGTCGTATTGTCAGGATGCCTAGCACCAGCTATGGTACTTACTTCTGGTGGACACAGTGTTATAAATTATCTACAACTAGAAGATGTAAAAGAAAGACTTGACAATATAGAAAAGAAAGAGTAACAATGAAAGACAGTTGTTATTCTTATATAGAAAGATTTGACAAAGATAATTATAGAGTTATAATTGTTTCTGTCAGTGAAGATGGACGGGAGAGAACTAGAACTAAACTCTTCCGTTCAATTATCGAAGCAACCAAGTACAAGGAGTTATATGATGTTGGATCATCTTACAACAAAGAACGACCGTGAAATCTTTTTTCCTGTCTTTGAGCAGGAAGTTGTTGGTATCATCAGTGGTCTTGTGCCACAGAACTACAAGATGCTGACCAAGGGTGACGGTATCAGTGAGGAGGATAGTTGTTTATCTATTGTTAAATCTAACTATCGTGTCGTAGAAAACGAAGAAGTTCTAGTGCCTTTGCAGGAACAGATGGTCAATCATTTCGATCCATCAGTGTTGGAAGATGTACAGATCAAAGATCATATCACCAAGGGCGGTGCAGTCTGCTATGCAGAGTACATTCTACCTAAGATGAAACGTACTGTGGAGACTAGAACAGGACACAGTACTGACATTGGGTTGCGGTACATCATGAAGAATACCTTTGATGGTTCTTCTTCTGTTGTCTTCTATGGTGGAGTGATTGATTTCTTCTGTACTAATGGACAGATCAACGGACATTTTGATGTAGCACGTAAGCGTCACACCAAGAACTTCCAAGTCGATGGGTTTATTCAGGCATTCGATGATAGCATTGAGCGTCACAAACATGTCGTCAATCAGTATCAGCAGTGGGCAGATACTCGTATCTGGGACAGTCGCAAGGTTATGCATCTGTTCCGTAATCTCACCACTGGTACGGTAGACGATCCTAAGAAGCGCAATGGCTTGGCAGATCGTTTGTTCAGCCAGTACCTTGACGAGGTGCAGACACGTGGCAAGAATGTATTCTCAGTTGTGTCAGCTATGACCCACTATGCCAGCCACGGTGATGACGGTCGCTTCGACTTGACTAAGGCAGGTGATAATGGTACACTGTTCAAGCGTCAAGAACAGGTAAGCAAGTGGCTTGGTAGCAAGGTGTTTGCTGACTATCTTGAAGTAGCATAACAACAAATAGAAAGGATAGTAATATGGTTTATGATTACAAAGACCACACAGAGATTCCAAGTTATATGCGTGCATATCTCATGGATATTGTAGATGCTGACCACTTGGAAGAGGTAGACATTGGAGACATCAATGACTTTCTCAATGGTCTTGAAGAGTGGGAAGAGGATAGAGAATTAGAAATTCCTTCCTACTTAAACCACATCCACTAAGTTGTTGTAATGGGACAGGTTTACTACACCAGTGTAGTAGACTTGTCCCTAGTTTATTAGGGTTAGAGGAAACTAATATGTGGACATATAAATGTAATGTCGGTGAATATGTAGAGAGTAGTTTACTTAATCTTCTTTATGTAATATTCATGCACAGATTTAGTCACCTGTTAAGAGGTGAAGGTTTTAGAGATTAGAAAGGTGAAGTTATATACAAGTGATGAAGACTTTGATCTGTTGCATTTAGCAGTAGATAAAGCAAGAAAGAATGCAAGGGAAATAAAAGTACCTAGACAATCTCTTATGAATATGTTAATGGATCATGCAAACTTTATTAGTGTCATCAAGCAGCACGGTGAAGATGTAGAATATCCAACAGACTGAAAGGAACTATTATGCTTGTTAAAGAAATGCCAAAGAGAGTTGCACGTATCCAACTTGAAATACATAATGATGGATTGTATATTGCAGTGTATGACCATGAAGATGATCAAGGCTTGAGAACTTTATTTAAAGTTGCTCTTGAAGATTTAGTAAAAGATTGTCTGTCTGATCCAAGTCTAATGATAAAACAATTATCTTCTGATTTAATATTTGAATTAGATTGTCTTGTAAATTATATTGATTCTCTTAGAAAGAAGAAGATGTGTGAACGAGATATTGAACCGGACTTTCCTGACTCTGGATTTACGGACAGCTTCTAATGTTGTTAGATAACATCAAACAATTTGCAGAAGAAATATCTAAAGTAGAATTAAATCATCTTGATCCTATGAGAGTACGTATATTCTTGTCTGGATTAATTGAACAAGAAGAAATGAGAATGAGTAGATACACAACAGGAGTTATACCTAGCTTGGTAAAAGAACTAAATGATTTATTAGACTTGGTAAATGACATTGAACCTGCAAGTAAACTACATCATGATGATTTATTTGAGATTGCAAAAGGTATAACAACCATACGAGATAAGATTGTCGAGGAGTTTCTATCATGACAACAGAAGTATTTATCTTGAAGAAAGAAGTTAAGATATTAAATGAACAACTGTACAAACAATACAAAAGAACTAAAGAACTTAAAGAACAAGTAGACTATTTGAAAGATAAATTATCTGCAGCAGAAGCAAAGCTAGAAGAATTTTCTGAAAGAAAACTAAATGCAAACTGAACTTATATCTTGTCTAGGTACTGACCTAACTGTGGTGAACGCTGCACGTGTATCCTTTGATAAGGAAAGTGATTGGGAAGTAAACCATAGTGTTCGTAGAGAACTATCATCAAAGGACACGGCGTTGGTTCGTTACCTTGCCAAACACAATCACTTCACACCGTTCACACATTGCATGATAACACTACGTGAAACTATTCCTATCTTTGTTGCAAGGCAAAGGTTCAAACATACAATAGGATTTAGTTATAATGAAGTTAGTAGACGGTATGTTGACGATACTCCAGAGTTTTACACTCCAGATACGTGGAGAGGTAAAGCAGACAATGCCAAGCAAGGTAGTAGTGAGAAAGAGATAGATATTAATCCTTATAATCTTATGGTAGACCACTATAAACAAGCTATAGATACATGCAGTTGGACGTATCAAGAGTTACTAAGAAAGGGTGTGTGTCCTGAACAAGCAAGGATGGTCTTGCCTCAGTCTATGTATACGAGTTATTATGTTACTGGTTCTCTTGCTGCATTTGCACGTGCTTACAAGTTACGTATTGATAAGCACGCACAAAAAGAGATACAAGAACTAGCAGAGAATTGGAACGCAATCATTAAGGATTTATATCCTGTATCATGGGAAGCACTAACTAATGAAGAGTGAAGCAGAAAAACATGGTCACGTAAGTACACCTGTTTTAAAAGCAATAAAGAATAATTGTATTGAATGTAGTGGTGGTAGTTTTAGTGAGGTAAAATTATGTACCGTTTACTCTTGTCATCTTTGGCCTTTTAGGTTAGGTAAAAACCCTTGGCGTAAAGAGATGTCTCAGGAACAAAGAGATAAAGCAAGTGAACGACTTAAAAAAATAAGAGAAAAAAATGGCAAGTAAAAAAGACATAGGAATTAACAGAAAGATTGAATTGAACAAGCACCAACAGACAAGCATTGGTCATTCAAACAATACCAATCCAAAAAATAAACATAAGCGTAAGAACTGGAAAAGGTAC